GTTAAAATAATTATAAATATTAATAATATATATCAATTAATGGACGAAAATATTAATAATAAAGTAAATGTATGGGATGTGATAGATACTTATTTTAGAGATGAACCTTACTATAAATCACAACATCAAGTTGATTCATTTAATGAATTTATTTTTTCTAAAGAAAATGGTATTCAAAATATTATTACTAGAGAAAATCCTTATATTATTCATCAAGGAAGTAAAGGTGGGGGTACTGATATGTCTTTTAAATATGAAATACAATTTTATTTCGGGGAAACATTAGATAATGATTATGAATCACCCAATTTTGGTAAACCTATAAAAGATATTGAAAATATATTCATATCTACTCCCACATTATATGATAAAGATATTGATAATTCTAAATATATGTATCCTAATGAAGCTAGATTAAATAACTATACCTATAGATCTAGTATATTTTGTAATATTGGTATTAAATATATATTTTTAGATGAAGATAAAATACCTTTAATTGTAAATTTTAATAGAATTAATATTGGTTTTATACCTATTATGATACATTCTAAATTATGTTTATTACATAAATTAGATGCCGTTAAATTATCTGAATTAGGTGAATGTCCATATGATCAAGGTGGTTATTTTATAGTTAAAGGAAAAGAAAAAGTTATTTTATCACAAGAAAATAAAATTAATAATATTTTATACATAATTAAAGGAACTAATGAAATATTATATCAAGGATATATTAAATCAGTATCTACTAAAGGATTTCAATCATCCAGAACAAACAATATATATTATTATAGACACACTTATAGAATAAATAATAATGGTGAACAACTTTATAAATATGATAATATATTTACTGTAAGAATATTAGGTTTTGTTGATATTAATTCTGTAAATGGAAATGATTCTATTCCTTTATTTATATTATTTAGAGCATTAGGATTAACTTCTGATAGTGATATATTATCTTATATAATATATGAATCTGATGATTTAATTCTTAAAAATAAATTATATAATTTAATCTTACCTTCCATGAAATATTCTCAACCAATATATACTCAAGAAGCAGCAATTAAATTTTTAACACCATTAACCAAAGGTAAATTGACTATAAATGTTATAGATATATTGAATAATAATTTCTTGCCAAATTATGAAAATAATTTAATTCAAAAAGCACAATTTTTAGGTTATTCTGTAAGAAAGATATTATTATCTTATTTAGGATTAATTGATCCTACTGATAGAGATTCATATTCATATAAACGAGTTGATTTAGCTGGATCATTATTATTAGAATTATTCAGAGAATTATGGGGTGGTTTTAAAAAAGAATTATCTAAAAAAATGGATTATGAATATAAATCAAAATACACTGAAATTGATAAAGATTCTAATAATGTTATAGAACTTATTAATGAAAATAATAAAAATAGTATGTTTAATATTTCTATGATGGATTATATAACTAAATCATTTGGAGCAAGATTTGGAACAAATATATCTGCCAGACAAGGTATAGTTCAAGATTTAAATAGAATATCTATGTTAGGAACATTATCACATATTAGAAGATTATCATTCCCATTACCTGCCGGATCTAAATCTCTAGGACCAAGAAAACTACATAATTCACAATGGGGTTTCGTTTGTCCTGTTGATTCTCCTGATGGTGGAAATGTAGGCATTATAAATCACTTATCTATTATAGCAAAAGTATCCACTAATATATCTGAAGAAGGTTTAATAGATTGTTTAAGAGATATTAATTTATCATTTTTAGATGACACTATTTCTGATGATTTATCCAATAACACACCTATATTTTTGAATGGTAAATTATTAGGATTATATAATAATCCTGCTTTCTTATATAAATATCTTAAATTATTAAAATTAAATAGTATTATAAATATTAATACATCAATATCATGGAATATTAAATCAAATGAATTACATATTTTTACAGATTCAGGTAGAATTATTCGTCCCGTATTTTATTTAAAATCTGATCCAGATGGTAATAAATATAATGAATTAATTGATAAAGATTATTCATATATTGAAACTTGGAGTAAAGCAATTCATGGATATATGTATTTTGTAAATAAAGATATTTCTGTATATGATACAAATTATTATAAAGATGAATTAGATAATATTAAAAGAACACAAGACGATTTCATGAGATTTTTAGAAATTAATGCTGCATGTATTGAATATATAGATTCTATTGAAAGTGAGAATGCTTTTATTTCTAAAGATATTTATTCTGCATATGATCCTGATAAAAAATATACTCATTCAGAAATTCATTCATCATTAATTTTAAGTGCTTTATCAGTAAATATTCCATTTCCAAATCATTCACAATATCCTAGAAATGTTTTTTCATGTCAACAAACTAAACAAGCAGTTGGTATATATTCAAGTGCTTATAATACTCGATTTGATATAGCAGGACATGTATTATATTATCCTCAAAAACCTATTATCACTACTAGATTTAAAAAATATACTGATGTTGATAAATTACCATATGGTGATAATGCTATTGTTGCTATATGTTGTTATTCAGGATATAATCAAGAAGATGCTGTAATAGTTAATAAATCTGCTGTTGATAGAGGAATATTTAGATCAATATATTATAGAAGTTATGGCGATACTGAAGAAATAAAAAATGGAAATAAAGTATTTTTTGCTAATCCATTAAATCAAAAGAATGTTGTAAAAAAAGATTTATCTAAATATGATAAATTAGATGATAATGGTTTTATAAGAGAAGGTGAACATATTACTGATAAAGATGTTATTATTGGTAAATGTATGAAAACTGTTAATGATGATGGTCAAGAAATTGTAAAAGTTACAGGTATAACTGTTAAAAAAGGAACATATGGTATTGTAGATAAAGTTGTAGTTACTAAAAATAATCAAGGAATTAGATCTTGTAAAATTAGAATTAAAAAAATAAGACCAGCTACTATCGGTGATAAATTTACATCTAGATGTGGTCAAAAAGGTATGTGTGGTATGATCTTAGAAGATTTTGAAATGCCTTTTACTAATGAAGGAATTATACCAGATATAATTATTAATCCACATGCTATACCTAGTAGAATGACAATTAATCAATTATTTGAATCAGTATTAGGTAAATCGTGTTGTTTATCAGGATTTTTAGGTGATGCCACACCATTCTTAAATAATGATATAAATCAATATTTTGAATTATTAAATAAACATAATTATGAAAAATATGGTAATGAAATATTATATTCAGGTATAACTGGTGAACAAATACATACAGATATATTTATTGGTCCCACATATTATCAAAGACTTAAAATTATGGTTGAAGATAAGGTACATTCTAGAACAACAGGACCATTACAACATATGACTAGACAACCTGCTGGAGGCAGAGCAAATGAAGGTGGTTTTAGAATCGGAGAAATGGAACGTGACGCTGTTTTAGCACACGGCGTAGCAGGTTTCTTACAAGAATCTATTAGTAAAAGGTCAGATGGTTATTTTGATGGCGAAACATATAAAGTCCAATTAGATAGTAAATCAGGTATAATGTCTTATGGTGAAGATAATAAAAAAGATTTATGTAATATTGAAATACCATATGCTTCCAAATTATTCTTACAAGAATTAGAAACTATGTCAATCGCACCTCGTTTAATAACTGAAGAAACTATTAATAGTAAACCAATATTTAATCATTTATTAAATAATCTATCTGAAAAAAATATAGAATATGATTATGATGATGATGATAATCAAGGAGATGATCAAGATGATGATTAAACTATTATAATCTCCCTCTTATCTTTTATATCTCTCCATCCATGTGCTATACCATTATCAGGACGCTTATCAGGACGAGGTTCTGTAATAATACCACATAATCTATTGGTTTCAATCGAGTGTGTCTTACAAAAATCTCCATCAAACTTATTCCTAGAACACTGTCCACCATATCCATGATTCCAAACACGACATTGACATTTATCAGGATTAATTGGTTTATTCACTTTATCTGCTTTATCTTTTTTAATATTATTTGATTTTTTTTTAGGAGTAGATACTAATATATCTTCAAAATTATCCCCATTTAAAATTATATTTACTCTTCTTTCAATTAAATCATCTATATTTAAATCTTTAAAATCTTCATCATTTTTAAGATTCTTAATAAGTTTATTTTTTAAGGTAGATTTTAAATAAGGAATAATAAAGTCATTCATTAACAACTTCTTCTATTATATTATTTATAAATTTATTTATCAAATTTTTTCTATTTAAATCTATAAATAATTCTTCTAAATTATTTAATATTATATTATAATCACTATCTTCTATATCGTATTGATGAAACTTTTTCTTTATTAAATTAAGTAGTGTATTATCTGAATATGATTCTTTTTTTAATTTGTCCCTATTTAATTTTAAAGGATTAGCCATTAAATGATACATTTCTTTATCATTATTCATCAATAAACATATAATATATATTTATTATCAAATTTTTTTATATTATTTATATTTAAATCTATATAATTATCATTTATATAATTATCATTTTTTAATCTAATTACATTATTTTTTAATGATATATTTATATTTAATTTATCATTTATGTATAATATAATATTATTAATGAATGTCATATCTTCTTCATTTAATAATATCACATATAAATAATTATTATTTTTATATATTTTAAAATTAGTTATTCTTATATATATACCATTCATATATATCCCATTTAAATCATATATTAATTTTATATATTTTGTTTTATGTATAAATTTAATATTATTTAAAGAAAAATTATTCTTATTTAGAATTAATTTCATATAATTTATTAACTTATTATTATGAATAATCTTTTTAAAGATTATAAACATAATAAAGATTTTTTATCATTAGTCAATTACAAGATAGGATATAAATTATATAATTTTATATCGAATAAAAATCATCCAAATATTATAATTCATGGTGTAAGTAATTCAGGAAAAACATTATTAATTAAAACCGTTATAAATGATATATTTAATATAAATAAATATACAAGAAAAGAATTATTATGTGATAATATATATTATGATAAAAGTGGGATACATTATTATTTTGATGTTAAAAAAATAAATAATAATTTAAAATTTATAGTATTTATTAAACGAATTGTTGAATCATATAATCATTTTATAAATGAATGTAATTATATAATATTAGATAATTTTGAATATTTATCAATTATAAATCAAAATAAATTAAGAGTAATATTTGAAAAATCTATTCATACAACTAAAATAATAATAATTACTAATAAATATAATAAAATTATAGAACCATTAAAAAGTAGATTTATACATTTTAGAATACCTAATCATAGTATTGCAGACAAATATATATATTTTGAAAGATTATTACTAAAAAATAATTTAGTACTAAATGAATATGTTTTAAATGAAATTATAAAAAAACATGATAATTTAAATTATAATTTTATAAATATATTATCATATTTAAAAACCGGTATAATTAATAATGATATTTATGATGAAATTATTTTAAAATATATGAAAATAATTAAAAAAGATAATAATTTAAAAAATAAAATTACAGATATGAAACAATTAATATATTTATCAAGAACTATTATTGATATAACAACATTTTATAAAAGATTCTTGAAATATCTATTAGAATTAAATATTGAAGATCATAAGAAAATTAAATTGGTTACTGTATTCAAAGATAATGATATATTAGTGAATAGATCTTTTAAAGATTTATTATATTTAGAAGGATTATTAATAGAGGTTTATCAGATTTTAACGTCTTCTTCTTCTTGATTTAGATTTCTTTTTCTTTTTATGAACCTTTTTATGAATCTTAGATTTCTTAGATTTCTTTTTCTTAGATTTCTTTTTAGTATATTTTTTAGATCCTCTATTATCACTAGGATAGAAAAAATATCGAATAGCTTCTGCTTGAACCGGATTAAATACTGTATAAAATCCGACATTATAATTACTAAATTCATTTGATGAAACAGCTTGTTCTATTTTAGGTAGATTTTTTATCATTTTTATAAATCTGTATAAAAATAATTGTCTAGATAATAAAATATTGCCACAAGTTGATCTCTGTGATGTTTTAATATTTTTTAAAAATGAAAACTCTGATATAACATTAGTGAACTTATTTGGCGCTCTTTCATTTGCTGTTGACCATCCATTTCTTCTACCTTCATATATAAGTCTATCAATTAAATCTTTAAAATCATTCCATCTTTTATATAAAACTGAGGGATTAGTTTGACCGGATGTTTTTAATATCTTATCTTTCATATCTTTTACATATCCTGAATTTGATGGAATTCTATCACGAATACCTTGAGATATATTACGGAAAAAACTCATAACACCACCACCACTTAAATCAGATATCTCTCCCTCTATTTGATTTAATTTATTCAGAATATTGTCTACTCCCCATGTCCCTATAAGAAAATTATCAGAGTCATATGGGCCGGGAAAATGTTTATAAGAATATTCTCTTATTTGTTCATGTTGTTTTATTCTTTCTTGTTCTGTATGGTCTGGGTCATACCAACATTCTTGCATAAGTTGGATATGAATATAAAAATTAATTTCTTCTTCATCCCATTTACTAAAATTTTCTTTTTGTTTAATAGAAGACAGCATAGTTTCTATTTTTTCCCTTATCTGTTCTTTTTTCTCTTTCATTTCATTATTAGACATAAAAGTTATTTCATAGTATACACCTTTATAACATATAGAGTCTGATGAAGGACCACAATCATTATTTATACATGGTATTACTGTGAAATCATCAGATACTTTATAATGTCTTTCACTTTTTAAAGTTAATTCTTCATCATCTAAAGGTTGGTCATCATCTCTTAAAATACCTTTAGATAGTTCTTTCCAATGTCCATCATCTGTAATCCTATTAATTGGTCCTCCTGTATCTCTTGTCCAACTAGATTGTTTTGCCCACTCACTTAAGGTAGGGGGTGGGAGACCCACATCGTCTTGCAAGCGGACAAATTCTTTCATATCTTCTGTAATATCCAAATTCGCTTTCTCATTAGACATTTGTTTAAGCGTTTTAGCCTGTTCATATAATTGTTCATCTGTAGTGGGTTGAGAAGTCGCTTCTGTTGTAGGGTCAGGGCGTAGGTCATATGGTTGTGAACCTTCTGATTCTAATAATCTACTTTGTTCTCTTCTCTTTCTCCATTCTCTCATAAATTCACTATCTTCTTGAGAACCACTCATTATATATATTATATTATATAAAAAATATCAATAAACTAATTAACGCATTCTTCTTCTAGATCTAGATTTTCTTTTAATAGATTTTCTTTTAATGGATTTTCTTTTAATAGATTTTCTTTTAATAGATTTTCTTTTAATGGATTTTCTTTTAATAGATTTTCTTTTAGTGGATTTTCTTTTAATTGATTTTCTTTTAATTGATTTTCTTTTAATTGATTTTCTAGTTTTATATTTCTTTCTTTAATTTTTTT